GCTCCAAAAAATACGCAGGTCGTCGCATGACCCCCCTACCCAAAGAGGAAGTGATTATATGCGGAAAAGTGCAAAGACAAAAGCAAAGGAAGGGCGTATCAAGGAAGAGGAAAGGCGACTTATTGAGATCTACGCGGACATAGATGAAAAAAAGAAGAACACCGTTCAAGGCCTCATCCAGCGCGCCGCATATATGTGCGTGTCACTTGAAGACATGGAAAAAGACATCGACCTGAACGGATTCACCGAGAAATTTTCGCAGAGCGAAAGCCAGAAACCTTACGACCGCAAGCGGCCAATCGCTGACCTGTACAACACTATGAATAGCAACTATCAAAAGGCAATCAATCAGCTTACGAGCCTACTCCCAAAAGAAGCCCCGAAGTTAGGGCAGGATGACGGCTTCGACGATTTTGTCAGCGAGCGTGATGGGACTTGATAAAGTATCCTGAAAGCTACAACCCGATACTGGAATATTGGGAGAAAATTGAATCCGGTGAGGAAGTCGTAGGTAAAAAAGTACGAAAGACTTACAAAAAGATTGCCTATGACCTTGCGCATCCGAGAGAGTACTTTTACAGTTCAAAGCGGGCAAACCACATTATCGAGTTTGCTGAAAACTACTGCCACAACTACCAGGGCAAAGAGGGCGGCAAGCTTATCACGCTTGAGCTATGGGAAAAGGCAATGTTGGCAACTATCTTCGGATTTGTGGACATTGAGGGCTTCCGCAAATACCGTGAGGCGATGCTCATCATCGGCAAGAAAAACGGGAAATCCCTGCTGGCCTCCATTGTGGGCGATTATATGCTGACAGCAGATGGCGAGCCCGGCCCGGAAGTGTATGCCGTGGCGACAAAGCGAGATCAGGCTAAGAAAATTTGGGAAGCGTCCAAGCTGATGGTTAAGAAGTCTCCGGCTCTTCGGAAGCGCGTCAAACCACTTGTTGCTGAACTTTACTGCGACGGGAACGACGGCGTTTTCAAGCCGCTCGCAAGCGATAGCGACACACTCGACGGCCTGAACGTACATTGTTGCCTGATGGACGAGATACACCAATGGAAGCAGGGCAAGGCGCTGTATGACATCATGGCAGATGGCGTGACCGCCCGCGAACAGCCGCTAATTTTTATCACGTCCACGGCCGGCGTTATCAGGGAGGATATTTACGATGAAAAATATGACGAGGCCACCCGGGTAATCAACGGGTATTTTGACCCGGTCGGATATCACGATGAACACTTCCTGCCGTTTATTTATGAGCTGGACAGCCGAAAGGAATGGGTTGACCCGAAATGCTGGAAGAAAGCAAATCCGGGCCTCGGGACGATTAAAAGCCTTGAGCAGCTTACGGACAAAGTCAACAAGGCGAAAGCGAATCCGGCGCTCGTTAAGAATTTGGTCTGCAAGGAATTTAATATCCGCGAGACCAGTTCTGAAGCGTGGTTGACCTTCGAGCAACTCAACAATCCCGATACGTTCCGAATTGACCGGAAAGCCGGGAAGCTGCTGTGGACACAGGCAGGAAATGCCAGGTCTCTCCCTCTCCCGAAATACGGTATCGGCGGCGCCGACCTGTCCAGCACCACGGACCTGACCGCCGCAAAGGTGATTTTTATGGTTCCTGGGTGCCCAAATATTTTTGTGCTCCAGATGTATTGGCTGCCGGAGGACCTGCTGGAGCAGCGGACCAAAGAGGATAAAATCCCCTACGACCTGTGGATGGAACAGGGCCTGCTCCGCACTACGCCGGGGAACAAGGTCCATGCAAAATATGTTACCCAGTGGTTTCTGGAAGTTCAGAACGAACTGGACGTTTATATTCCGTGGGTTGGCTATGATGCGTGGTCTGCTACATACTGGGTCGAGGAAATGAAGGGCGAATTCGGCAAGGAAAGCATGATTGCCGTCCATCAGGGTAAACAAACGCTCTCTGCACCAATGAAGCAGCTCGGGGCCGACCTTGGAAGCAAACTTGTAGTTTATAATAACAACCCGATTGACAAATGGTGCCTTGCCAACACGGCAATCGACATCGACAAAAACGATAATATTCAGCCAATTAAAACGAGTAGCCCACGCAAGAGGATTGACGGTACTGCGGCCCTATTAGATGCCTACGTGGTGCTGCAGGATAAGCTCGGCGACTATCAAAGTATGATTTGAGGTGAAAAAAATGAGAAGCCATATTCCAGAGTCTACCCGTAAAATGCCGTGCCCTCCAACGCCAGAAAGAGCCGAAGCAATTAAAAACCTTCGCATGATCGCAGACGACATTGAAAAAGGATACGGGGGATTTAACTTTCTCGTCGGGTATGATTTTGTGAACCTTCCGCTTGACATAATCAGCGGGGAAAGCAAGCGAAAGGCAGGTGATTAGCACGGGCTTTTTCCAAACAATTAAGCAGCATGTACAGAATCGCTCCCCGACCACCGTTCGCTATCAGATGATGACGGACAAGGGCAACGGGTTCTATGCGTGGGACGGTAAGCTGTATCAATCGGACATTATTCGCGCTTGCATTCGCCCGAAGGTAAAGGCCGTCGGGAAACTGGTCGGAAAGCATATTCGGGAAACGGTAACGGTAGAAGGAAAGACCCTATCAGTCAACCCAGACGCCTATATCCGCTTTCTGCTGGAAGAGCCGAATCCATACATGACCGGGCAAGTACTGCAGGAGAAACTTGAAACGCAGTTATGCCTGAACAACAACGCTTTCGCGGTAATCATCCGGGACGGCAACGGCTATCCGATGGAAATTTACCCGGCGCCCGCGGTGCAGGTTGATGCGGTCTATGATTCCAACATGAGCCTTTACCTGAAATTCTACTTCCAGAATGGCCGGCAGGCGACGTTCCCCTACACGGACGTTATCCATCTGCGACATGACGTCTACGAGAACGACATTTTTGGTGACAGCCCGGCGCCAGCTCTTACCTCGTTAATGCAGATCGTCAGCACGACCGATCAAGGCATCATCAAGGCGATTAAAAATTCCTCCGTGGTGCAGTGGCTATTGAAATTTGCTACGGCCATGCGGCCAGAAGACCTACAGGAGCAGGCAAAAAAATTTGCTGATAACTATCTGAGCATAGATAGCCAGAGTATCGGTGTGGCAGCGGTTGACAGCAAATCGGAAGCGATCAGGGTAGAGCCAAAAGATTACGTCCCGAATGCTGCACAGATGGACCGGACGACTAAGCGCATCTATTCGTTTTTTAACACAAATGAAAAAATAGTCCAGTCTACCTACGACGAGAACGAATTCAACGCCTATTTTGAGGCTGAAATTGAGCCGGACGAAATCCAGTTGAGTAACGAGTATACGCGCAAGATTTTCAGCCGAAAACAGCGCGGATTTAACAACCGAATTTACTTTGAGGCGTCTAACTTGCAGTACGCGAGCATGCAGACAAAGCTCGGCCTGCAGGCAATGGTGGATCGCGGTGCCATGACGCCTAATGAGTGGCGTTCGGTGCTGAATCTCGCTCCGCTGCCCGGCGGGGACAACCCGATTAGGCGGCTTGATACAGCAGAGGTAGGAGGTGAAGGAAACGAAAGTTAACGTAAAGGGTACTATCGTCCCGAACGATGATAAATGGATTTACAACTGGTTGGGCATGGATGCTACCAGCCCGAAAGACATTTCCGATGCCATTGAAAAGGCCAACGGGGAAACGCTCGACGTGGACATCAACAGTCCGGGCGGAGACGTGGATTCCGGATCGGAAATCTATACCGCCCTTCGTGGCTACTCCGGGACCCGAATTCACATCGTCGGCGCCTGCGCGTCTGCCGCGTCGGTTGTGGCTATGGCTGGTTGGTCTGAAATGTCGCCCACGGCGCGAATGATGGTGCACCTAACAGCTACATACAGCGAGGGCAACCATCACGACATGGATCTGACATCTGAGGCCCTGCAAAAGGCTGACCGCGCTATTGCCTCAGCATATGTGGCAAAGTCGGGCATGAGCGAAAAGGACGCTATCACCATGATGGACAAAACCACTTATCTCACGGCGCAAGAGGCAGTAGACCTGAAACTTGTGGATAAAGTGATGTTCAGCGACCAAACGGCGGTTGTCCCGCTTGCGGCGTCCGCGTCCGGATTACTTCCGAAAGCGGTCCTTGACAAAGTTCGCAATCTATATGGTAAAGAAAAACAAACCGAAAAGTTTCAAACCGAACTTAATTTTTTGAAAGAAAAGGTGATTTAACATGACAAAAGAACAGTATTTGGCCCAGAGGAAAACCCTTGTGGATGCTGCGCAGGAGTGCATCACCGGTGGAAAGCTGGAAGATGCAGCCAAGAAAACGCAGGAGATCAAAGACCTTGACGCGAAGTTTGAAGCCGAGGCAACGGCGCAGGCTAATCTGAACGCCCTGAAAGACGATCAGAAGATCGTCGATCTTTCCACCGCGGGGAAGCCCGTAACCGGAACGGCTGTGGCGTCCACCGCAACATCGGCGGAGCCGACCGATGTTTACGATTCTGCCGAGTATCGTAAGGCGTTCATGAATTTCATCGTGAATAAAAAGCCGATCCCGCAGAAATTTCTCGACGTGGACGCAAACACTGCTTCGACTGATGTCGGCACGGTGATCCCGACCACGATCATGCAGAAGATCGTCGAGAAGATAGAATCCTCCGGCATGATCCTGCCGCTTGTCACTCACACTTCCTATCAGGGCGGTCTGTCGATCCCGACATCCACCGTAAAGCCTGTGGCGACGTGGGTCGCAGAGGGCGGTACTTCCGACAAGCAGAAAAAGACTACCGGCAACATCGTATTTACCTACTACAAACTGCGCTGCGCGATTTCGATGTCTCTCGAGACCTCCGTCGTAACGCTGCCATTCTTCGAGACCACTTTTGCGAACAACGTTTCGGAGGCGATGATGAAAGCGCAGGAGCAAGCCATTGTATCCGGTACAGGCTCCGGTCAGCCTAAGGGCATCCTCACCGAGACCGTGCCTAATGGTCAGAACGTCGATATCGCGGCCGCCGACAAGATCACATATGATACGCTGGTGGATGCCGAAGCCGCCCTGCCAATGGCCTACGAAAACGGCGCGGTATGGTTCATGACGAAAAAAACCTTCATGAAATTCATCGGCATGGTCGATTCGCAGAAGCAGCCGATTGCCCGCGTAAATTACGGTATCAACGGATCTCCCGAAAGGACGCTCCTCGGCCGTCGAGTCATCCTCAACGACTACATGTCCAGTTACGCCGATACGGTTGCTTCAGATACGGTTGTCGCATTTCTGTTCCGCCCGGAGGACTATATTCTCAATACGAACTACAACGTGACGATTAAACGGTACGAGGACAATGATACGGACGACCAGGTGATGAAAGCAATCATGTTGGTTGACGGTAAGGTCGTGGACAAAAACTCGCTCGTGACCGTTACGAAGAAATCGGCCTAATGGGGTGATCTAATTGGCTTGGGTATCCGCCGACCTGATAAAGCCCGCAAAACTGTGGTTGCGGATCTCGTCCGATAAGTTGGATGATGAGCTGACGCAGACCATCGAAGCCTGCAAGCTGGACCTGTCAAACTCCGGCGTAAGAAAGCTGGATACCTCAGACGCTCTTATCAAGCAGGCGGTCAAGCTGTACTGCAAGGCACAGTTTGGCTATGACGGTGGGTCCGATGAATTTTCAAAGGCGTATGAGCACCTCAAGGCAGCACTGTCCCTCTCCGGCGATTATAACGCTGAGGAGGGATAGCAATGTATTTTACCGATGAAATCACGCTCATATCCTACGCTGAGGCTCAGGATGAGATCGGGAACTGGGTAAAAACGCCTGTGGAAACACCGGCGTTTTGTTCCATTTCCAGCACGACCGAGAAAGAGTGGAATGACGCTGCGCTGCGTGGGCTAAAGCCTGACTGTGTGGCAACTATGCGTAAGTGCGATTATGATGGGCAGACCGAAGCTGTTTTGAATGGGAAGCGCCTGCATGTCTATCGCACCTATGTGGATATGAAAAAGAGTCCTGACATGATCGAACTGCATCTGGAGGAAACCGCAAATGTCCAAAACAATTAAGCCGGAGAGCCTCGGAACCGAAATAGCAAAAGCTGTAGAGGAATATACCGCCGAAGTGGCGGCTGGCGTCAAAAAGGACGTGCGGGAAGTCGCAAACGAATGCCGAAACGAGATTCAGGAGAAGTCTCCGGTAAGGCCCGGCGGAGGCAGTTATAAAAAAGGCTGGTCAACCAAAACAGTATTTGAATCAGCGAACGACCTTCGCGTCACGGTCTATAACCGCACGGATTATCAGCTCGCGCATCTGCTCGAAAACGGACATGCCAAAGTAAACGGCGGGCGGGTCCCCGGTAAACCACACATCCGTCCGGCCGAAGAGCACGCAGAAGCAGAGCTGGAACGCCGCGTAAAAGTGACGGTGAAAAAAGGATGAAATTATCTGATCTGAAAAGCGTGCTTGACAGCTCGGGCATTCCATTCGCGTATTATTCTTGGCCAGTAGACAAGGCCCCGCCGCCGCTCCCGTGGGGCGTGTATCTGGAAGCCTATGGGAGGTCGTTCGGGGCGGATAATACGGCTTATTCAGCCGTACGGCATATGCAGGTGGAACTGTATTTTGCTAAAAAGGATCCTGTACTGGAAAAACGGCTTGAGGATGTGCTAACTGGTGCGTCCATTTTTTTTGAAAAAACCGATGAAGTATATCTCGAAAGTGAGAAATGCTTTGAGACGCTCTATGAATTGGAGGTATTAAACGATGGATAAAAATAAGGTCAAATTCGGCCTTAGAAACGTACACTACGCGAAGCTGACAGTCGGGGAGGACGGAACGCCAACCTATGCGGCACCAACGCCTTGGCCTGGCGCGGTGTCCCTTGGGCTGGACGCTGAAGGCGACACTACCCCGTTTTACGCGGATGATACGCAGTATTTCGTGGCGGTTTCCAACAACGGTTACTCCGGCGATTTTGAATCTGCAATGATCCCCGACGACTTTAACGAATCCATCATGGGAAACATCAAGGATCCTAACGGAGTACAGCTTGAAGACTCCTCGGTGCAGCCGGAGGCGTTTGCCCTGCTTTTTGAGTTCGAGGGGGACAAGAATGCAATCCGTCACGTGCTGTATAATTGCAAAATGACCCGTGCGTCCGTGGAAAGCGCTACAACGGAGGACTCCACGGAGCCACAGACGGAAACTGGGACAATTACTGCATCCCCGCTGACGTTACCGGAGCCAATTACAATGACGGTTGGAACGGAAACCAAGACCGTTACGTCAATTGTGAAAGGCAAAACTACGGCGGATACCACCTCGACGGTATATCAGGGATGGTATGGAACGGTTTATCTGCCGACGAGCAGTCAATCTGGGGGCTGACGTAAGCGCCCGGCGAATCAGCGAGAAAATATTTTGGCAAATATTGACACACCCCCCTCATAAGCCTATGATAAAACTAATTGAAGGGAGTGCCGAATATGTTTGACAAAAAGGTTCCAGAGCCAGAAGAAGTTTTTCACGTAAAAAGCTACAGTGGATCTGTGCTACGGGTATTTCAGGACAGAGTTGTCCTAACTCAAGAAGGCGTACGTGGCGTAATTACGCGCGGGCTTTCCGGCGAGAAAACAATCTATTATTCAGATATCAGCTCAGTACAGTTTCGCAAATGCGGGCTGAACCCTGGGATTCTTGAATTTACTTTTCCCGGCTCAAATGATCGCCCTGGCGGAGCAAATTCTGGATCAAGAAATGAGAATAGATTTGAATTCTCCGCCGTGAATATCGGAAAGATGAATAAACAAATGGAGAAGGTAAATACATTTGTACAGGAAAAAGTCAGGCAGGCACATGCGAAAAGTCATGCTCCAGAAGGAAGCAGTAGTGTCGATACACTATTAAAGCTGAAATCATTGCTTGATGCAGGCGCTCTTACAAAAGAAGAGTTTGAAACGGAAAAACGAAAAGTATTAGCTAAATAATAGCCAAACAAAAGCATAAAGCAGCTGCCATAAAAACGGCAACTGCTTTTTTATGCCAAAACCAGCCATCCACGGGATTTGGCAGAAAGGACACGATATGCTGAAAACGATTACCGTAAAGGGAGCCGACGGAAACGACGTACAGGTGCCAATGCGGGCCGACGCTTCCGTCCCCCGCTTGTACCGGATCAAATTCCGGAGGGATATTTTTAAGGACCTCGGGGCGTTGGACTCTCGCATAGAGAAAGCCAAAACCGAAGGTGAGCAGCTCAGCGCATTTGATCTTGATATGTTCGAAAACGTTGCTTATATCCTGGCGAAACATGCGGATAAATCCGTGCCGGAAAGCCCGGACGAATGGCTGGAACAGTTCTCGATGTTTTCTATTACCGAAATTCTCCCGGAGATTTTGGAGCTCTGGGGATTTAACATGAAAACAACGAGCATCCCAAAAAAAAAGAGCGGCCAACGGAGCGGGAAGTAAACACCCCACTTTTTTTGCTGCGCTGTGTACAGCTCGGCTTGAGTATATCAGACCTCGACCTGCTGACTGTGGGTATGGTGCTGGATATGCTGACAGAGCAAAAAAACGACGAGTACAAATATCCGAGGCTTGCGACGCAGGCCGATTTTGACAGGTGGTGATTTTATGGCATCCGGTGGAAGGATTAAAGGGATTACAGTCGAGATCGGCGGGGATACGGGTCCTCTCTCCGCTGCGCTGAAAGGTGTCAACGGCACGATCCGTGAAACCGGGTCGCAGCTCAAAGATATCAACCGTCTTTTAAAGCTCGATCCGACCAACGTGACCCTGCTCGGGCAAAAGGCGGGGGCCGCGCAGAAAGAACTTCAGGCATTACAGGAAAAGGAATCCGCCCTCAAATCCGCCGATAAAGAACTAAAGCAGCAGCTTTCTGACGGGAAAATATCAACTGAGCAATACCAGTCATATCAGCGTGAACTGATTGCTACGCAGGATAGAATTAAGGACCTCAAAAAGGAATCCAGCACGGTAGGAAACACGCTTAGTGCGTTTGGTGACAAAGCAAAAGCGTCAGGAGAGAAAATATCCAATGCGGGTACAAAGATGCTACCAGTAACATTGGCAATCGGCGGCGTGGGCGCAGCATCGGTAAAAACCGCATCGGATTTTGAAACATCGATGTCTCAAACTGCTGGCGCGCTGAACGCGCCAATGAGCCAAATGGGAAGCCTGCGCGACCTCGCTTTGAAAATGGGGCAGGATACGCAATTTTCCGCGACCGAGGCCGGCAACGCCATGACGGAGCTCGCCAAGGGCGGCCTGACTGAGGCGGATATCAAAACCGGAGCTCTCAAAGCAACGATGGACCTCGCGGCGTCGTCCGGGATGGATTTGGGTACAGCCGCAAATACAGTTGTGCAGGCAATGGGTGCATTTGGACTTTCCGCACAAAATTCAGCGCAGGCCGTTAACGCTCTCGCAGGTGCGGCGGCGGCATCATCCACGGATGTGGAACCGCTGTCGGAAGGGCTGGCACAGTGCGCCGCGCAGGCCCATATGGCCGGATGGTCGATACAAGACACAACGGCCGTTCTTGGTGCGTTTGCCGATGCCGGGGTTACCGGGTCTGATGCCGGTACGTCTCTCAAAACGATGCTCCAGCGTCTGGGCGCGCCGACCGATAAGGCCGCCGCCACAATGCAGTCCCTCGGAATAAACGTGTGGGATTCCAGTGGTCATATGAAAGACGCCGCCGGCGTCGCGCAGGAACTCCAGACTAAGATGAGCGGGTTATCGGATCAGCAACAACAGGCCGCAATGCAGACGATTTTTGGTTCCGACGCGACCCGCGCCGCGACGGTCCTGATGAACGACGGTTCAAAAGGACTTGAAAAGTATACCAAGGCGACCAGTGACCAAGAATCTGCGCAGCGCCTTGCAAATGCCCAAATGGGGCCGGCGGATAAAGCATTTGAGCAAATGAAAGGCTCTTTAGAAACGGCCGGGATTACCATTGGAACGGCACTTGTACCTATAGTGCAAAAATTAGCCGGGTTTATAACAGATCTCGCTAACAGATTCTCGCAGCTATCGCCGAGCACGCAGCGGACGATAATTACAATTCTGGGGATCGTTGCCGCTATAGCACCGCTGCTAATTATTGTTGGCAAGCTTAAAGCGGGGATTGGAGGATTGGCAGATGGAATAGGATTTTTATTAAAAAATCCTATGGTTGCAATTGTACTTGCCGTCATTGCCGCTATCGCTGCCCTGGTCATTGGCATAAAGCATCTATGGGATACCAACGAGGGCTTTCGGAATGCTGTTATCGGGGTATGGAACGCCATAAAAGGTGCGGTAGAGGCTGTCGGAGCATGGTTCTCCGGCCCCTTTGTGGACTTTTTTAAAAATGCTTGGGCCGGGATCATGGGCGCTTTTTCTGCAGTTGGGAACTGGTTTTCGAGTACGTTTTCAGCAGCGGCGAGCGGAATTAAGGCTGCGTGGAGCGGGGTAACAGGCTTTTTCTCTGGCATCTGGAACGGGATCGTTTCCGTATTTTCCGTGGTTGGGAACTGGTTCTCCAGTACTTTTGGAGCCGCATGGAAGGGCATTCAGAGCGTTTGGTCTGCCGTTACCGGGTGGTTCCAAGGCATCTGGAATGGCATCGTAGCGATATTTAGCGTAGTCGGCACTTGGTTTAAAAACGTGTTTGGTACTGCATGGGCCGGGATTCAGGCTGTATGGGCCGGAGTTACAGGATTTTTCAGCGGCATCTGGAGCGGAATTACGGGTGTATTCGGCACGGTTGGAAGCTGGTTCTCCAGTGTTTTTGGGAAAGCCTATTCCGGTATCACGACGGTCTTTTCGGGCCTGACCGGATTTTTTCAGGGGTTGTGGGATGGTATCACTGGGACGTTTAAGTCGGCGATTAACTTTGTCATAAAGGGGATCAACGCCTTAATTAGCGGCCTGAATCATATCCATTTCGATTTCCCGGATTGGGTTCCGGGGGTGGGCGGAAAAGGATTTGGAATAAATATTCCAAAAATTCCATTGCTTGCTAAGGGCGGAATTATTGACAAGAAAACCTTTGCAATGCTGGGCGAAGCCGGGAGGGAAGCAGTTTTGCCACTCGAAAAGAATACCGGATGGATCAAAGATCTTGCAAAAGAATTAGCATCATCCATCGGCAGGATTTCCAACGTCTCTACGGCAATACATTTCGATCAACCGGCATGTGCGGACGCGCAAACGGGCCAAGTCATCAATTATACCAGCAATTATTACAGCCCATCAGCTCCGACCCCTGCCGACGTAAACCGGGTAAACCGGCGCAACGCGCAGCGGTTGGCCTTGATTACCCGGAGGAATCGCTGATGATAAAAGTTGTTTGCGAGAATTATCGCGGCGAGAAAATGACGTTTTCCCGTACGCCGAGAATGTGGATAGAGTCAATTTCCGGCCTCGGTGCGGATTATGAAGTCACCACAAGCAAAAACTCCGGGCAGGACGGCGAAAATTATACCGGATCGACGGCAAGCAAGCGGAACATCGTGATTGTGCTGGACGTGCCGAAGCGGTACATGGACACAGCCAAGGACCGCATGTACTCTTTTTTCCAGCCCCGGAGCATCGGGATTTTCTATTACTATAGCGGAAATATAGCTCGGAAAATCCGGTACTACGTTGAGAGCGTCGAACCATCGGAAGAGGGCCTGGTCCGCACGCTGACACTGTCCCTTATCTGCCCGGATCCGAAGTGGTACGCGCTGGACGACCAGCTCACCGAGCTCGCTACATGGGAGGGCCTGATTGAGTGGCCGCTGGAGATCATCGCGCCGTTTGAGGTCACCCGCAAAGTTAACAGCCTGATCGGCAACGTCGTCAATCCCTCCGCCGTCCCGATGGGCTTGACCGTTACGTTCCGCGCGTCCGGCACCGTCGTAAATCCATCGCTGTACGACGTCAACCGACAGTTGCTGATGCAGGTCAACACGACGATGCACGCCGGGGACCAGATCGTCATTACCACCGGCGACGGCAACAAGCGGGTAAAGCTGATTTCCGGCGGCGTAACCACCAACATCAACAACCTGATGGCCTATCCCCCGCACTGGCTGCAAGCCCAGCAGGGCGACAACCTGTATCGGTACAACGCGGATGAGGGCATTGACAATCTGTCCGTAAGCATCGTGTCAACAGAGGCTTTCTGGGGGGCGTGATATGGATCTTTACATTTTAGACCCGGACATAAATCTGCAAGGCGTGATCGACGGGTACAGCTCCCTGCGCTGGCGCCGACGCTTTTTTGAGCCGGGCGAGGTGGAATTACACTGCCCGGCAACCGCCGAGAATCTCGCGCTGCTCCGGCCGGACAATATCGTCCACAGACTTGACCGCAAAGAGGCCGCAATCATTGAGGGCGTGAGCGTGGAGGGCACGGAAGTTACCGCAACCGGCCGGATGGGGTCGTCGATGCTCGACCGTCGGATTATTACGCCGACGATCAGTTTTTCAGGCAAAACCGAGGACGCCATGAGAAAGATCGTCACCGAAAACCGCCCGCTGCCGCATCTGGTGCTTGGGGACGCGGCGGGGCTGACGTCCACCTGCACGTTTCAGGCGACCGGGAAAAACGTCTTGACGACCTGCACGGCGCTGGCCCGCTCCGCTCCGCTGGGGTTCCGCTGCCGGTTGGACGTGCCGGGGAAACGCTGGGTTTTTGAGGTTTATGACGGCGTGGATCGCAGCGTGACGCAACATGACCGGCCCTATGTGCTTTTCAGCGACGAATTCCGGAATATTGTAAATCCGAAATATGAAATCAATACCACGGGCGCGGCCAACTATGCCTACGTCGCCGGGCAGGATTCCGGTCAAAATCGGGTTGTTGTCGAGGTAGATCAAACCAGCGGCACACCGCGCGGTGAGCTGTGGGTGGACGCCCGCGACCTGCAGCAAGCCGACGAGCAGAGTCTCGACGACTATAAAGCCCAGCTCGTCCAGCGCGGCGTCGAAAAACTGGCCGAAACCGCGCGCGTTGAGAATTTCAGCGCCGACGCGGTCGACACGGCGAATTTTGCTTACCTGACCGACTGGGACCTCGGGGACATCGTATCGTTTGAAAAATGGGGAATCCGCCTTGACCAGCGGATTACAGAGGTCGAGGAGGTCGACGAGGGCGGCGTGATGACAATCACCCCGGTATGCGGAAATCCGCTGCCGGAAGCATTGGATTTAGGGAGTGATACTTAATGGCAGAAAATAGTGGATTTTTTGCATCGGTCGGCGGCGACCGAAAGTACAATATGGACTTTTTGGCCCGCTGGATTGCGTCGATTATCGGCAACGGCGTCTATGACGGCGAGCTGGCCGTGACGGCGGGAGACGGCATGGCCGTCACGCTCCCGGCCGGCCGCGCATGGATAAACGGCTACCATTACCGCAACGACGGCCCGTTGACTTTGCCTGTGGACAATGCCGACGGCGTGCTGCATCGCAAAGACACTGTGGTTTTGCGCTGGGACGTCAACGCGCGGAGCATCACGGCGCAGGTCTTGACGGGGACATTTTCAAGCAGCCCGATTGCGCCGCAGATTACGCGCAGCGCGGAGCAGTACGACCTTAAACTTGCTGAGATAAGCATCCCCGCCGGCACGACGGCGATTACGCAGTCACTGATTACGGACACCCGGCTTGACAATGATGTGTGCGGCATCGTTACAGGCGTGGTGCAGCAGGTGGATACGACCACACTCTATCAGCAGATACAGGATGATTTGACGCGGTTCCGGACGACCAACGAGGCGGATTTTACCGGGTGGAGCGCCGAGCAAAAGGCGGCGTTTGACGCTTGGCTGCAATCCATGAAAGACATTCCGCCCGATGATGCGGCGGCGTATCTGCAAAATCAGATCAACACTATTAAAACTGATAAACTGGACGCGGCAGAAAAAGGCCAGCCGTCCGGCATATGTCCGCTTGGCGCGGACGGCCTCGTCCCAAAACAATACCTCAATCTTAACTTTTCCGGGAAACTCGTCGTCCACGTCACCTCTTCCGATGGCGGCAGCGTCTCCGGCACCCGCGTCCGAATCCGCAACGAACAGCTCGGAAGTAACTACGTCCAGCCGCTCGACGCGCTCGGCAACACGACCTTCTCCCTGCTCGACAACCACACCTATTATGTGGTGCTGTTGGACTATCCGTCCGCCTATTACGGTGCGGCGACAACCGTGGCAATCACTGGCGGGCAGACGCAGGAGCTTACGTTGACATTGAAGACGGAGCCGGACATCGTGGGCTGGAGAATCAATAAAGCGGCCGGTGCCGTTGAATACACTAACGGCGCGAAGAACTTTGAGCCGATGAGCGTGGCGGGAGGGACGCTGAACGCAGGGTCGTGGGAGCAGCATTGGGCCACCGATGTAAAGCCATGCCTGCTGAAAAATATGGTTGTCCAGTATTACCTGAAAAAGACCGGAGTTTTTTTGTATGACTACGAACATCAGGCAAATGGTACTTCATCGGACATTCGGAGCGGCGACGACGGAGATGTGATGAACGAAATCCCACTGATGTACTACAAGTTTTGGGATTCGACCGACCCGGACGGCACGGCGTGGAACAATTTTGCGTTGGCAAAAGAGCCGCAGGATGATACATGGTGTTGCAATGCCTTTCTTAATCGTTCTGGCGTGGTGCAAAGCACAATCTACATCCCAGCTTATAAAGGCTCCATCTACAACAGCAAACTCCGCTCGCTGTGTGGGGTGCAGCCGACAGTTTCACAGACGATAGGAGCCTTCCGGACGGCGGCCAACGCCAACGGAACGGGATACGAAATCCGCGACCTAACGAAAGACCGGTTTCTCGCCGCGCTGTTCATCCTTTTCTTCAAGAGCACAGACGGGCAGGCGGCGCTTGGAAACGGAGCTATTGAGGGTGGCCCAGTGGCATCTGGAACGCTTAATGACAAGCCCCTCTTTTGGGGCGTCCCATCCTCCAACAACGGTCTAAAATTTATGGGCATGGAGTTCTTTTGGGGCAACATATTCGAGTGGCTGGACGGGATAGGCTGGATTTCTTCCGGGAACTTTGGCTACAAAATTCGCCCGCCATACAATGATGATCGGTCGGGGTATTCCGATTCCGGGATTGCAATTCCAGAATCAGGATACATCGACACGATGGCTACTGCAAATGGATTCGGCATGGTGCCTAAAACGGTAATAAGCTCCGAACCAGACAGCAAATTCCACGACTACTACTATCAAAACAGCGGAAGCGCCCCCATTATCTATTGCGGCTCCAACTGGGGTGCCAACGCCGCCTATGGGCCATTCTACTGGACCAGCCGCGCGGTTACGAGCGCGGGCACGGCCATTGGCGCGTCGCTTTTTGCAACGCCGCAGTGAGAGGGATTTTAAGGGGGACGCTTCCCCCCTTAAAGGATAGATTGTGGGGCTTGCGGGCGCGGCTCCAACTGGGGTGCCAACGCCAACTATGGGCCATTCTACTGGAACAGCCACGCGGTTACGAACACGAACACGAACATTGGCGCGTCGCTATCTTATCTGCTTACAATCATCTTTGCGCCCGCTTGTCCTTGCCCCTTGGCAAAAATCAGCCGGTGCGGCAGAGGTTAGTAAATCATTGAAAGCCTTTGAGGTAGATAAAAAATGAAACGAAAAGGTTACATTTATCAAAAAATCTACAGTCGCGAAAACATCAGCGCCGCAATAGACCGGGCGGCGGATAAAAAAGAGGATCGCTGGGAAGTCAGGAGGGTGCTGGCAAACCGTGAAGATTGTGTCGAGGAAATTCAGCGGATGCTGATCACGCAATCGTATCGCCCGTCCCCATATCGTGAAAAGACGGTTGTCGAGGGCACGCAGCATAAAGTGAGGAAGATCAGCGTCCCAAAATTTTATCCGGATCAGGTCATTCAATGGGCAATCATGCTCCAGATCCAGCCGGTATTATGCAGAGGGATGGACCCATATACCAGCGGATCGATTCCAGGGCGCGGACGGGACTACGCGAGAAAGCATCTGGAGCGATGGCTCCGCGATGACCGGAAAGGAACAAAATATTGCCTGTTTCTCGACTCGCATCATTTTTACCCATCAATCCGGCACGACCGCCTGAAGGTGATGCTACGCCGGATTTTGAAAGATCAACGGCTCCTGCATTTGCTGGACGTGATCATAGACAGTGCGTCCGGCCTCCCGATCGGCAATGTCACGTCGCAGTGGTTCGCAAATTTCTATCTTCAGGGCGTTGATCATCTGATCCGAGAAAAGCTTCATGCTCGGTATTATGCCCGCTACATGGACGATATGGTCCTTCTCGGGCCTAATAAGCGGGCATTGCACCGGATGTTCGACGCGATCCAGGCGGAACTCGGCAAACTCGGGCTGACCGTCAAAGACAACTGGCAGGTATTTAAGGTGGATCCCCGGGGAATCGATTTTCTCGGATACCGATTTTATCACGACAAAACGATTTTACGACGCTCTGTAATGCTCAAAATCTCGCGGAAGGTCCGCCGGACCGCGAAACGGAAATCATGGAATCCTCATAACTGCAAATCGATCCTGTCCTACCTTGGTTGGTTTAAGCGGACCAACAACTATGGGTGCTATCAAAAGTGGATAAAGCCCTATATTAACGTAAAGCGGATGAAAGGAGTAGTCAGACGTGAAAGTCTCAAGCATCGTAATGCCGGAAAAGGCGTTCGAGGTCCTGCAAGAGGGCCGAAACTGTACGGTCTTGATCTACGACAACGTGCAGTCCGTCCCGACGACAAACGGCATGACAGGGCAGCAGATCCCGTCGTGGGATTATGATAGATATTCGCTGGACGTGCCATACAGCCCGAGCCTCGCAGCAGAGATCGAGTCCGATTTTTCAGCTTGGCTGAAAAAGGCCAGGGATACGGAGCTCGCGACGGAGGCGGGGAAGGTCAGAAACTACCGCGATACTCTCCTGAATACGGCGGACATCAAGTACTGCAACTCTGAATTCTGGGCGAAGATGACGGACGAGCAGCGGCAGGCGTGGGCGGCATACAAGCAGGCGCTGCGGGATATCCCGACGCAGGGAGGATTCCCGTACGCGGTAAGCTGGCCGGTCATGCCTCCGTCGCCTGTGGCCGAAACATAAAGGAGGGACTACATAATGGCATCGATCAAGGGCATTGACATTTCCCACTGGCAGGGAAACCCAGACTTTGCCCGGGCGAAGGCCGCCGGGATCCGGTACGTGATCATCAAGGCGACGGAGGGTGTGGACTACGTCGACCCGTGCTTCACGGCCAACATTAAAGCGGCCCTCGCCGCGGGCCTGCCGGTCGGGGCGTATCACTTTCTGCGGACCACGCCGCTGGAGCAGCAGGCCGCCGATTTTCTCGCGGCCATAAAGCCCTATAAATTGACCTGGCCCGCCGCGCTGGACGTGGAGCACGCGGAGCTTACCGGTATGGGACGAGACAAACTGACCGATATGGTGCTGGGCTTCTGCGCGCGGGTGAAATCGGCCGGATATCAGCCGCTCGTTTACAGCAATTACAACTGGCTGTACGACGCCAAGTGCCTCGACGCGGGCCGCATCCGCGCGGCGGGCGTCCCTCTCTGGATGGCGTGGTACAGCAACGCAGCGCCGGAGAATACCGACCGCTCTTCCCTGTGCGACATCTGGCAGTACGCGAGCGACGGCAGCGTGGACGGGATTAGCGGCAATGTGGATTGCAATGTGTCCTACCGTGACTTTGCAGCGGCCCCGGCGCCATCCTACACCTGCGACACGGCCGGGACGGTTGAGATTGCCCGCGGCGCGGCGTACCAGGTGGAGATCACGGCGCCGAACGCCCCGAAGATCGTCGCGGGGACTCCGGACGTCGTGACGATCCTCCCGCGCAGCAACGGCGAGGGCAAGTGGTATTATTACATCGTGCCGATCGGCAAGCGTGGGGACCTCGTGGGAATCTATATCAACGGCGGGCCGAGGCAGTTTATCGTAGAGGTCAAATAAGGGGAGGCAGCAAACGTGGGAGTAGCAGATATGATCGGGCTGATCGTTGCGGTGGTGGGATGCTTTGTCGGTCTGGCGGGCTGGCTGAGTGGGCGGGACAAGCATATCTTGACGGACGGCCAATGGCGCGGCGGTGTGGACGCCAAACTGGATGATATCAAGACCAGCGTATCCGGCACGGGCGCTGAGCTGGCAAAAATCAACGACGCTCTGTCGGAGCACGGCGAGCGTCTGACTGCGGTCGAGAGCTCGGCTAAACAGGCGCATCACCGTATTGACGAGCTCGTCGGAGACAAAAAATAAGCCGGTAATTCCGGCGGAAAGGGAAAAATATGAATCAGTACGTTATTACGATCCTCATTGTGCTGGCCGCTGCGGGGGTGTCCGCGCTCATTACATGGGCAGTGGTAAAGCTGCACTCCGGAGGCAAAGACGGCGCGGCGGTGCTCGAGAAGGTCGGCGCCGGTCTTACCTACGCGCAGTCGGTCGCGGAGGCCGTCACGCCGTATCTCCCGGCCATTGCCGGAGCAGTGATCAACAAGGTATTGGATATCGCCCAAAAGGCCGTGACGCACGTAGAGGGTACATACAAGGCAGCGATCTCCACGGACCCGAACGCGGCCGATACGCGCAAGACCGAGGCAACGAGCCTGATCAAATCCGCGCTGGCGCTTGACGGGATCCCGGACACGCCCGAGGTTGATAAACTGATCGATGTGGTTATCCCACTGCTCGTGCTGGCGCTGCCGAAGACGCACGATGCGACCGTACAGACCGCAGGCGGGGCACAGACGGGCGCACAGGCGCAGTAAACGGCATATAAGATATAAGCCCCCGGAGAGATCCGGGGGCTTATTTTTCTGTCTATACAATTAATAATGCAAACCGCCCACCATGCCAAATGCTGGCGTGTATGTGGTTGCAAGCCCGGAATCGTTCCAATCGCCGTCTTCCCATCCTTCGTGCCCGTCTGCTTCACAAGCCGCTTCACACTCAGCATTGCTATTGCCTCCGTATTCTGCGACGACTTTGTTGGTTTCCACTTCGTAAACATACAGTGTCATAATAATCTGTCCTTTCCGCTCACAAATAGCATCAAAATAATTTTACCGCATTATGTGGCATTGTCAATAAGCTTTTTAGCTGTTGCATGATAATTGTAATACATAGGCTATTTAAAATTACGTTCCAGTTCAAAGATCGCCCACCGCAGCGCGGCAGCGGTGTCCGGGTCTTTGCGCTCAATCTGATGGAGCAACTTGTATAAACGGTCGATGCGTTTTTCTTCAAGCGTCATAATATTATCCTTTCTGCCCGTCTGGCCGGTGGCGCAGCCTTGTGAAATTATTTTAAAAAATAGTCACACCACACATCAATAAGTGCATCGTACCACGTTTCATGACTTTCAATACTTTTTGCAAGATTGACAATGATGTCATTAACATGACACCCGAGATCATCCGTACTCATGGCTTTCTTTAGGCATTTATGAAGCTTGTAATAAAGATCAATCGCTCTCTTATTTGGGTCTATAATTACTTCTGTATATTCCATACTCTCGCAACCTTTCTGCCGGGAACATTGCCCGGCGCGGCACGTGGTTATCTTAACCTGCCGTTTACCATTGCTCCCGCTTTAATGTCAAGACCGCTCCCACCAATCGGAGTAAGGCCCATAGCTTTGAATTGCTTTTCTGCATTGGGCCACGACATAGCTTTTGCCGATGCTCTGACATGCTTTCCGCTGGCATCCTCGCACAGGATATCAATAAAGTAAAGATAGTGGTCGCCGCGTACGCCGGAAGGTTTCATGCGTCCCTCGGGGAGAAGAACAACCACAGTTTTGCTATCAGAGTCGTATGTGCCCGGAACGATTTTGCAGTCTGCATAGGCTTTCTTGTACTGCCTATACAGCATCCTTTTTTCTTCCATTCTTGACCGCCCCTCTCTTAATTTCTGTACTTATTATAGTATAACGCTATCGTTATATCAATAAGCATAATCTACGAACATATAACGCTATCATTGTGAAATGTGTATATAGCTATCGTTATAAAATTATGATAGGATTAATTTGGGTGATATCATGGTAACGAAAGCGCAGAAAAAAGCTACAGAAAAATATGAGCAGCATAATTATGACAAAGTATTGCTTCGGATAAAGCCAAAAGGAAAACGAGAAAAAATAAAGGCCGCTGCCGATGCAAAAGGGCAGAGCCTTAATAGCTTTATCAATGAGGCAATAGACGAGCATATGGAGCAACTTGGGCATAAGAACAGGGCTTCGGAGTAATCCAGAGCCCTTATTTTTTTGTTTTGTAGTATCCCGGATGGTCCTTACGCCACTTCTCGGCGTGCCGCCTGTTTGCCTCTTTCAGGCATTCAGGGGAGCAATAAAATTGTTTATGCTCTCCAACAAAAACTTTACCGCATATCCTACAGACGTGAGTACTTCTCGTGAGATTTCGGATTGGATTGATCCAGTCTTTATTTTTATGGTAATATTCAAGGCCCTGTTGTCTGTCCTTTGCGGCAATCTGATTTTCCGCGCAGTCCGGGCAGTACCTTTGCTGCCCGCTCTGCACGGTATAGGGCTTTCCGCAGCTTTCGCACATCGCCGTGCTGCCTATCTTCCGGACGGCCCCAGCACGTTTACGGGCATGATACTCGTTCATCTGCTTCCGCTTTCGATCGTCGCGGCACTCCGGGCAATAATACGCGCGCGGGCCGCCCTTAAACGTCCGACCGCATTCGCGGCAAACATGGTTGATTAGCATAGCAGATCCTCAACCGTTATCCCGAGCGCCTGCGCAATATGGAGCACAGTCTCAGCGGCGGCTTTTTCGATCGGCTTGCGTCCCTGCTCATAGTCCTGCAGCGTGCGGACCGATACGTCCGCCGTTTTGGCAAGTTGGGACTGAGAGAGGCCGGCAACAGTGCGATAGTATGCGATCCGGCCCACTGGATTATTCCGGCAATCCCGGCCATAATTGGAGAGCGAGCAAGCAGAGCAGTCTCCGTCCGCCCGCTGGCAGTCAGGATATCTCATGCAAGCACCTCCATAACAACCGGGTCCGAAATAATGATTTCGCCGACGTCTTCACCAGAGGCCGCATGGTTCCCACAGACGATAGCTTTGTGGTTTCCAAAATAATAACCGTAGCGATAATTTTTGTCAACATGCATTTGCACCGCAGGATCGTCGATCAGCGTGGCAGAGATTCCGTCGAGCTTATCATCCGTTTCGTCGCCATTGTCCCAAACGCTGGATACGTGGTCGATCTTGCCAAGCTCAAACGGCTCTTCCTGCGTCCGAATGGCGACATATTCATAATCGTCTTTATAAGCTTCGGCTTTTTCTCTCAACTCTTCAATCGTCATTTCATTTGGCCCCTTTCTTAATTTCTGATATCATTATACGCTCATGAGCGTATAATGTCAATACCTTTTTAAAAATATTTTAGGCGAATATAAAGTACCCCGCTACCGCCGCGCAGGCCATCGCCCCGACTCCCACCAGACACCCATAGACCGCCGTGCGCAGAGAGCTCCGGCTCTGCGCTGCGATTGCGCGTAGGGCATACCCGGCACCGACACCCAGCAGCAGGCCGACGAGGGCCATATAAAAGATGCGCATAGGATCACCTCACGATTATCATAAGCGGGGTGGGCGGGAAAGGCAAGGAAATTTTTATGGGTTGAGTGCGGAATACATTTTTTCTTTGTGACAAATTTTCTCCCTCTTTCCCTTTTTCGATAATTTTCGCGTAGGATATTATCATAACGAAATTTATTGGAGGGGTCAGAATGGGCGAAGATTTGCGGCAGCAGCTCGAATGGATGCTTACCAATCTCGAGGCGATCGTAAAGAATCAGGCGTTAATTTACGTGGAACTGAAGAAGGTGGAAGAGGAGATAGGTAAAGTAATTACGCATAACGAGGGAGTCGCCGATGGCATAATTAAAAGCGGGCTGTGAAGCGTAGTAACAGCGTAGTGACCGCCATGAAATGCAATGATATGAGGCAAACGCGACAATCAAAAAATGGCTTGAATACTGCATTTGTGAACTGCCACAGAATGCAGTGATACAAAAATTGGTCAATTTTTTGACTACGAATCAAGGGGTCGCGGGTTCGAATCCCTCCGGGCGCACCAAAAATACCGCATGAATCCTGAACTTTTCGGATCCATGCGGTATTACTTTTTTCGGACACGTAGCAGCCACGTAGTAATTATGACATCTTTTCGATTGCCGGACGAAGCTTTTCGGCGGTCTGAAAAATGTAGCTGTCGATATCGACTTTGAAGTCTGTGTGTCCCATGATTGCGATAAAATCCTCCTCCTTGACCCCGGCCTTGGACATCATCGTCGCGCAGGTCCGGCGGCAGGCATGCGGTGTCAGTCGGCGGACACCGATTTTTTCTAACGCCGGGTAGAAACACTTTTCGCGGAAATATTTCGCGGAGTACGGATGCCCATCCGGCCAGCAGAAAATTGTCTGGCCGCCCTTGGTAAGCCACTCTTCAAGGACCGGTTGCACTTTATGGTGGACGGGGACAATTTTATTTTTTCCGGCATCAGTTTTGATACCGCCATAGAGGGCGCAGGCGTTACCCTGCCTGTGGACACTGAACCTGCTTAGCTTCAAAAATTCTGTGATCCGCAGGCCGGTATAACACATAAACAGGATGCAATCCGCAAATGGGACCTTGTCTGACCCATTCGTGCCAAAAGCGGCGTTTTCAATCTTTTTTTGCTCGATCTCATTAAAGCAATCCTTGACTTCCGAGGTATCTTTTGGCAGATCCAACAGCTCGGCCCAGTTTTCGTGGATGATATTATTTTTCATGCCATATTTGCACAGCAGGCCGGCCAACACTTTAATATCATGCAGCGCGGAGTATGACGCAGGCGGCAACATGACCGGATGTTCGTCCTTGATGATTGGCTTCCCCGCCTTGTCCAGCTTCGGCCGCTCCTTTTGCAGCGCCTCAATTATGTTTTGAACGTGGCCGTATCCGATTTCCCGAAATTTCATATCATGCAGTGGGGACAATTTATTAAATGCCGCATTGTAACTGTCGCCGAGTTGCTTCGATTTATCCTTTAGCCCTATCGGCTTCCATTCTTCATAAATTTCTTTCAGAGTGATATTCAGCCGGTCTGTGGGATTCTTCCGGTATCCCTCCACGGCGTCCTTGGCTTCCTGCGCCGTGGCATAGTATCCGATTGTCTCCGGCCTTTTGCCCTTCTTGGCGGGCGTTACGGCCACGTACGGGCGGTTCTTCAGGTCGGCTCGCTTGTAGACGGACCCGGTTCCGTTCTCCCGCTTGATGGCTTTTCGGGGCGCTGAGGTCTGCTTTTTCCCGCACCACGGACACCAGATCCAGTCGTCAGCAAGATCCCGCTTGCATTTTTTGCATTTGGACATAATTATAGCTCTCCTATTGATTTCAGAGGGCCAAAACAGTATAATTAAATTGCGTTTTAACGTACTGTCGACCCTCAGTCGATGGTGGCCGCCTTATCCTGTTGGAGCAGGGTAGGGCGGCTTTTTTACTTTATTTTGCTCAAGCAGTAGACTGCAAGACCGGCGATATGGATCCGGTTTATCTCATCGCGCACAAACACCATCGGATTTACGCTCGGGTTTTCTGCCATGAGCGTAACAGTGTTGCCGGAGCGGTAGAAGCGTTTCAGCGTCGCGTTGTAGCAACCATCGTTATCAATCTGTACGGCAGCAATCTGGCCATTCTGGACCTCCGGCTGCTTATGGATAAACACGATATCGCCGTCGTGGATCTCGGCACCGATCATGCTGTCACCGTGGCAGTGAAGAGAAAAATCTGCATGAACAAAATCGGGGCAGGGCTCATAGCCATCTATGTTTTCTTCGGCGAGGATTGGGACCCCACAGGCAATGTCCCCAATAACTGGTATCATGTGATAGGAAGGAATGGGCTCAAAACCGATCGGAGCTTTGGAAGCAGTGGATTCCGGTTCCTCAATAATGTCGCTTTTCTTTATTCCAAAGTAATCTGCAATTTTTTGGATTGCGCCCATGCGCGGCTCTTTCCTCCCAGTTTCCCACGTGGAAACAGCCTTATCCGTTACGCCAGCAATACCGCCGAATTCTGCTTGAGACATTCCGTGAGACTCTCTAAGGTGCTTAATATTGTTGGCGATACTCATTTTTTATTTTCCCCTTCGCGTTTAATCTAAAAGCATTATACATCAAAAGTAGAAAAAAATCAACATTATTCGAAAAATAATTCTACCGAAAGGCGTTGACATTCCACTTTAAGTAGAGTATACTGTGTTTAGTTTCCAAAAAAGAGGTGATAAAACTTGAAATTTACGGTAGAGCAGGCTCGCAAGTTTGCAAACAAAACTCAGCGCGAAATGGCGTCCCTTATGGGGGTTTGCCGCGATACCTATCGGAATATTGAGCACAATCCGGAAGATGCAACTATTCGGCAGGCAAAAGACATAAGCCGCATTACGAGCATCCCACTCGACCAGATTTTTTTTGTCCAGTAGTCTACTTAAAGTAGAAAATGGACCAATAAGAAAGAGGTGAACTTATCCAGCAGACAGACGGCATAGTCCGTACATATCGAAAGGCAGGTGAAAAAGATAGAAAGCCTTTTAACTCTGGAAAGTAAAAATGATGGCAAGGCCGATCAAATAATAAACAATCTTATAAAAGCCCATCGAAGGGCTTGCAGAAGCGCAGATGTTTCAAAATTGCCTGAATTGATCGATGTGACAAAACAGCTAATGGATTTGATTAACAAAATTCAGAATCCACCCGTCCAACTTATCTCTGAAGACAATAGCAATCGGCGCCAGTATCCACCAAACAGCCTGTAGCAATTTCGTTGGCAATGTTTCTCCATTAAGCCCTAAAAATTCGACAAAATGCTTTGGCAAGAAAACGACGAGATCTATCCAATAGCGCGGTGAAAAGCATTCAAAAATTCTGGACCGAAACGTGCCTTTAGCCTGCAACATAACGCTATGAAGTGTTTCGGCAGTGTCCGCTCTCCTGTTTGATACGTTATTTAAGACATCACTCTTGAAAGAAGTAAATTGCCCGTATCCCATAGGCTGAACAATTGGAATTGATGTTGCGGTTATGCCTGCGCGCTTTACTAATTGCTTTATGGAATGCTGACATGTTTCAAATTCGTTATCACCCTTTGCAAGATAATCCAAGTGCCTGTTTATGTAGTAGTTCATGGCAAAGTAATTGATGACGTTCGAAAACAATTTATATATGAGAATTACTCCAAACGCCAATAGAACAGCTTTCAAGTTTCCATCTCCCCTTCACTTCCATTTTACAGCTGAAAGGAAGATTTTACAAGAAAGGAGTGCCTTATGTCAGATTTAGTTTTTCTCGAGCCGAACAAGATCGGCGCGGAACCGTTTACAACTTCGGACGTAATCGCACAGTGGACAGGCAATAGTTACCGCTCCGTCCAGCGAATCATTGAAAAGCAAATCAAAGCCCTCGAAACATTCGGAAGGGTGCGATTTGAAATCACACCCCTTAAAACAAGAGGCGGTATTCAGAACAAGAAAATCTATCGTCTGAACGAACCTCAAGCGACGCTCCTAATTACTTTTCTGAAAAATACGCCCATCGTAGTAAAATTCAAGGTCGAGCTTGTCCGCCAGTTTTACGCCATGCGTACTGAGCTCCAGCGCCGCCAAATTGCAAAGCTTGACCGCAAACCCATCCGCGAATCCCTGACCGACGGGATCAAGGCCCTGCCGGAAACGCCGCATAAATCCATGTGGTACAAGCACTATACCGACCTGATTTATCGCACCGTCACCGGCAAGACCGCAAAGCAGCTCCGCGAGGGCCGCGGCGCTCCGCCGAAAGCGACCGCCTCGGATTACATGGGCGCTGCAGAGCTTGAAGCCGTCACCCGCATGGAAAACCGGGTCGCCGTGATGCTTGAAATGGGCATGAGTTATCAGCAGGTCAAGGCGGCGCTTGGAAACCTGATGATCTCAGTTCATGCAGGATAGGAGGGGCATCGTGAAACCCACCGATAGAGAAATCCTTGCGCTGGACAACGTCCCTCCGCGCGCGGCGGCCAAGTACCTTGACGTCGCCGCCCTATCCGTTTATTACGCCCTCCAGCAGCGGGCGGCCCCGTACGGGTACGCCGTAAAAAATCCGGGGGGAAAATGGTCTTACCACATCAGCCCTGGCCTGCTGGTGGCCTATAAGCGCGGGACGCTGAAAATCGAGATAAAATCCGCCTGACCGGCGGGAAAGGAGGGACAAGCATGAGCGACCCTACAAAGCTGCTCGTCAACAAATCTGCCGTGGAACATCTCCGCAGCGAAGCGAGGCAAATGCATGACCGTATCCGTGATGGGAGGGTACCGGGACGTCTGGACTTTTTGCTCGATGAAAAAGCAGACGGGATCGATCACGCGCTGAGATCGCTCGGGTTGATTGAGGAGGCTGAAAGCTGATGGAAGAACTGAAAGCGTGCCCGTTTTGCGGGGGTAAAGCGTATTTGCGCACAGTGATGAATAGGAACTTTGCAGAATGTGAGGCGTGCTACGCAGACGGGCCGCAGGAAGCATCAAGAGAAAAAGCCGCTGACTCCTGGAACCGTCGTGCCGCCCCGGGAAACAAGGCGCTGACGCTCAGTGAGCTGCGGCAGATGGACGAAAATACGGACGTTGAAATCGTGCCGCTTAAACCGCGTCTGTGGCACGCCTATAAAGAGGGCATATCGACTAATTGCTTTGAAACTTACCGTTATGAGGACTACGGCAAAACGTGGTTTGCCTACACCCGAAAGCCGGAAGGGAGCGATAGTAACGGACAAACGCATTCTTGACTCGTGCTGCGGTAGCAAAATGTTCTGGTTTGACAAGCACAATCCGGACGTTGAATTTTGCGACAACCGCGTTGTCCCGTACCACGAATACTATCCCGGCCGCTACATAGAGATCAATCCCGATACCGTTTGCGACTTCACGTCTCTGCCATTCCCGGACAATACGTTCTATCTGGTCGTGTTCGATCCGCCACATTTGCCGGACGCCGGGGATACGTCGATTATGGCGCTAAAATACGGGTGCCTCAAAGGTGACTGGAAAACGATGCTGTCAAAAGGCTTTGCGGAGTGCATGCGAGTTCTAAAGCCAAACGGGACGCTGATTTTCAAGTGGAGCGAAATACGGATTCCACTATCAGAAATACTGCCGCTATTTAGTCAAGCACCGCTATTCGGGAACCGCTGCCGCAAGCGTGGAAATACAACCCATTGGCTATGCTTTATGAAAGGAGCTGATACCCTATGAAATTCATTGCCCGCCTTATTTATCGCATCCGCTTTCATCGTGCTCGGCGACGGAGGAATCAGCGGATCCGCGAAAACCGCGAGTACATGCGCAAGGTGATCGGTCATGTATGATCCATGCGTCCGCTGCCCGTGTATCCTGCGGCAGGAGGTATGCAAACAGTTTTGCACGGCCCATAGGATGGCCGTTGAAACTGGTGCCAAACGCAAAGCCGAAAATGAGATCAATATGTACGCCTATGATGCTCAGACCCGAAAGCCCCACTACCGCCATATGCATCGGCAGAAAGGATGGTAAAAATGCTCAGCAAATCTATATGCAATCATGACTGCTTTCATTGCCCATTCGCTGATTGCGTCGAGGATTCCAGGCACGTCTCCAAGTGGGAATCCGAAGTCATGAAAGGCGCGCATTACGCTTGGGAAAGCGAGGCAGTCGCAAGTATAGCCACCCGTATGAGGGAGGCCGGATACAACGTTCAGACGATCTGCGACCGCATGGGCATAACCCGGAAAGTCTACGAAAATGCGATTGCGCGCAGAAAAAGAGCCGCCCGGCTGGTGAGACAGCAGAACGGCGCAAAGAAAATTACATCATCTGTATTGTAAATCCTGAAGGGGGGATTTGTCAATGACAAGCAACGATATTATTCTCCGCTTGCTCTCAGAAAACTTTACGCTGAAGGATCAGCTCAAGGATTCAAGAACAGCGACCGACTACTGGCAGAAAAAAGCCGAAGACAGCATGAAGGTAGAGAAATATTTTTCGCCGTCAGACGCTGCCCGTGCAATGGCTACGGCTGCAAAAACGGTGATCAGTCATGAGTCATGATAACGGCCTCGCGTGGGCCGAGGACTTGAGAGACAGACAGGAGATTCCGGAGCCTAAGCCGGTCCTACATTGCGACGATTGCGGAGGCGGAATTTACGAGGGCGAGGAATATTACATCATCGATGGAGCCACGTTTTGCCCCGGTTGCATGGAAATGAGGTATCTGCGTTATGCCTACTCAGATTGATTTTACGCGCCATAAGGTGGAGATCGAGATCCGATTTGTGGGAGGGCAGGAATGCTGCGAATGGTGCAACCTCTCATACCGCAACCGCAAGGGACACATAGCCTGCGGAATTACAGGCGAAGAAATGGTTGAGCCTGGAAGCACAATCGGGTGCAGATGCCCGCTGAGAACGGAGGATCAAAATGAAAATAGCTGAACAGCTTGCCGAAGTGCAAGCGAAATTAAAGGCTCCGAAAGGGCAGTATAACGACTTCGGGAACTACAATTACCGCAGCTGTGAGGATATCCTCGAAGCAGCAAAGCCCCTTTTGAAGGAGCACGGGCTTACCCTTATACTGGATGACTCTATCGAGTCCGCAGGTAACGGGGGACGAATCTATATTAAAGCAACCGCAAGGCTGCAAAATGCCGACGGGGAATCGATTGAGAACCATGCTTATGCACGTGAGGCAGAGACAAAAAAAGGCATGGATGACAGTCAAATCACCGGTACAGCGTCCAGTTATGCCCGCAAGTATGCCCTGAACGGTCTGTTTTTGATCGACGACACAAAAGACGCAGACACTAACCAATATCACAATCAAACGCAATGCAACTCCGAAAGGCCGCAGCCCGCCCCTCAGTACATCGACGAGATCAAGCAGACCGTCATACTCAAAGAGCTGCACCGTACCGGATGGGATGCGAAATCAATGCTTTCATATCTCGGCAAAAAATTCCCGAAGAATCCGCCCAATGCTATCGGGCATATCGACGAGGCGCAGTTTACGTTTATCGTAAAGGCGCTTAAAAAAAAGCCCGATAAGGGCGCTGAACCGGCATGAAGATCCAGTTTGACAAGGCGCGCTGGGCGCAGGACAGCGAGGGGTTTTGGCTCTCGCTCCGCGCCAAGACCCCGGATCAGGCAAAGCAGTTTTTGAGTGACATGCAGGACGGCAAACTCTACGACGCCGATCTAAAAATCCACCGTGAAAAACGGTCGCTTGACGCCAACGCCTATGCATGGCTCCTCATGGATAAGCTTGCAACAAAACTCCATATTTCACCCGAGGAAGTCTATCGCCTGTATATCCACGACGTAGCCGGGAATTTTGTCATCCAGCCCGTCCGGGAAGACATGATCGAGCGCTGGGACAAAATATGGTGCTCCGGCCACATTGGACGCATGACGGACGATCTTGGGGAGTGCAAGCATACGCCCGGATACCACAATATCCGTTGCTACCTCGGATCCTCGGATTACGATTCCGCGCAAATGTCTCGGCTGATCGAGCTTATCATTGACGATTGCAAGACGCAGGGTATTCAGACCGACACGCCGGAGGAAATCGCGAAAAGGGAGGCTCTATGGGCGCAAGAGTAAAAGAGGAGTTGTGCATCATCCCTCCCGGCCCGTTTTGGGCGAGTAAAAGACTTCCGGGCCTTGTAAGGCATGAAATCTTTTTCGGCCCGTACCGCCAGAAATCAATCAAGTATGGCCTCGTGGCGTTTTTGACACCCGAAATGCACAACATGGGCAACTACGCCGTCCATAACTGCCGAGTCAATGATCTTGTCTTAAAGCGCGTCGGGCAGCGGGCGGCAATGCAGCGGTACGGATGGGACGTTCAAGAGTTTATTGCGAGATTCGGAAAAAATTACTTATGATGCCGCTTTGCGGCTGAAAGGATAGGCTGTGAAACCAATTTATGAGCCAAAGGCACGCGCAAAAGAGTATGGCGATTATGCAATTAACATTTATATCGGATGCCCGCATAAGTGCTATTACTGCTTTGCCCCGGCTGTTTTGCATAAGTCAAAAGACGTTTTTCACACTTGCATTGAGCCGCGCAAAGGCATTCTTGAAGCAGTAAAGCGGCAACTCGACAAAGAGCATATCACAGGAAAGCTGATTCATCTTTGCTTCACCTGTGACCCGTATCCGCTCGGCTATGACTCTTCTACGACGCGCGAGATTATCAAGGCAATAAAAACGACAGGCAATCACGTTCAGATTCTTACCAAAAACGGTGCAGGAGCAATACACGATTTTGATTTGCTGGACGGTAATGATTGGTTTGGCGTTACGTATGCCGGTTACCCGAATCTTTCGGATAATGTTTCTCCCAATGAACCCGGAGCGGGAACGCCATATGAGCGCCTAATGGCTTTACGCGAAGCAAAATATCATGGAATCAACACATGGGTATCCTGCGAGCCGGTGCTTGATGCGCGAGACGTTCTATATCTAATTGAGCGTGGTAATTTCATCGATAAATTCAAGATTGGCAAGCTAAATTACCATCCGTCAGAAATCCACTGGAAAGCATTTGGGGAGGCGGCAGAGGCAGCCTGCAAAAAGTATGGCAGGAATTATTATATCAAGGACGATTTGAGAAAGGAAATGCAGAATGCTTAATGTATGTTGCCTTATGGGCCGCTTGGTTGCCGATCCTGAGTTGCGCCACACTCCGAACGGCGTATCAGTAACCACATTTACCCTTGCTGTTGACAGGTCGTTTGTTAAGCAAGGGCAGGAGCGGCAATGCGATTTCATTTCTTGCGTCGCATGGCGCAATACGGCGGATTTCGTATGCAAATACTTCCGTAAGGGCCAGCTCGCCGCAGTGCAGGGCGCTATTCAGACGCGTAGCTATACCGACAAGGAAGGGAACAAGCGCAAGGCGTTCGAAGTGGTCGCGGACAACGTCCATTTCGCGGAACCGAAGCGCGACGGGAATCCCCCGGGCGGAAACAATCGTACATATGAGCCTGCACATGGCACACCTGATATTGGTCCGGGTCAGTCGGACGATTTTGAGGAAGTACCGGACGATGGGGATCTGCCCTTTTGATTGGAGGGAGCCATGAACATCATTGATTATATCCCTACAGGCCAATCCAACGCAATCAGCCGCCGGCAGCTCTGCACAATAACAGGGCTGCCCGACAGGCTCATGCGCCGAGAAATTGAGCGCGCACGCAGAGACTACGCCATCCTCAATGCGCAGGACGGATCCGGGTACTTCCGCCCGGCGGAAGGCGAGGCTTATCTCGTCGAGCGTTGGCTCCAGCAGGAGCGCAGCCGGGAAAGATCGGTCAGGGATGCCACCAGGGGCGCGGAGAGGGCGCTTTTAGGGGGCAACCGTGAACTTATCCCGGTACACGCTTACGTGCGCAGAAAGCGGCGCGGAGCGGACGAGAAGCCGCAAATTGATGGCCAAATGAGGCTTTAGAAGGTGATAAATTGAAGGATGCCTATTACTTTTCCCATGACTCCAACGCAAAAGACGATCCGAAATGTGTCCTATTGATCGAGCAGCTCGGCCTTGAAGGGTACGGAATCTTTTGGGTGCTCATTGAGACCTTGCGAGATCAGCCGGAATATAAATATCCTCTTGCACTGATTCCGGCACTTGCCCGCCGCTATAATACGACAGCAGAAAAGATGAAAACTGTTGTCGGAAGCTATGGCCTTTTTCAGATCGAAAACGATGAATTTTTCTTCTCTGAAAGTCTTGATAGGCGCATGGAAAAGCGGTCTGCGTTCCGCGAAAGCCAGCGTGAAAAAGCGCTCAAGCGCTGGAATAATGCCGGGGCATTGCCGGAGCAATCCCAAGGCATTGCCGACCATATGCCAGTAAAGGAAAGGAAAGGAAAAGAAAAGAAAGTAAAGGATAAAGAGAGTATAGAGAAAGCGCCGGTTTCACCGGCTACCGAATCGCTCTATGAGCAAGTACGAGATTCGTTTATTATCAACTGTCCTTCTCTGCCAAAGCCAAACACTTCCGCGAAGTGGACCGATGGCCGCAAGAAAGCCGTCAGGGACAAGAAAATCTCCGTCGAGGAATTTACTGAGGTATTCAAACGGATTGAGCAGAGCGATTTTCTTACGGGGAGAAAGGGAGGAAAGGATGGTCCTTGGCACGGGTGTTCCTTCGATTGGATTCTTAAGCCTGCGAACTGGCAAAAGATCAACGAGGGAAACTATGACAACCATCCGGACGGAAAACCTCCGGCGTCAAGCCAGCTCTCCGACGATCTCGCCGCCTTTGAGCAGTCCGGAGTATTCGATCAATTCGATAGGAGATAAAAATGACTTTTACAATTCCGGGCGAACTTCCCGGCCTTAACGAGTACATACACGCGATCAACCGCAATCGGCATATCGGCAACCGCTTAAAGCAGGATACGCAAGAGGCTATCCAGTGGGCCGTAAGAGCGCAGATCAAGCGGGGGTATGAAATTACTCAACCGGTGCAGATTCGTTTCCTGTGGGCTTCCAGAACCGCAAAGAAGGATATTGACAACGTGGCGTTCGCAAAGAAGTTCATTCTGGATGCTATGGTGACAATGGGAGTTCTGCCAAACGATACCCGAAAATGGGTAAAGGGGTTCTCGGACGAATTTGTGATCGACCGCCAGAACCCGCGAACAGAAGTAGAAATCAGGCCGCTATGAAGCATACTGAAATCTGCTACCATTGCCGCCGAGAGTATGTGCTTTGCGAAATCCGCACCTGTCCGGCAAAGCAGAAGCCCGTCTGCCGGTACTGCTGTATGAGGTGCGGGAAGCATACGAACGAAAAGATCGGCGTCGGGTGCGAAATGATAGGAGAGAAAAAATGAAGCTATTCGATATATCCGAGTGGTGCAAAAATGGGCTTGACCTTACCGATTATCCTTGCTTAGGCGAAACTGATGTACAGCCGGTTGATATTGGAGAAGTTATAGAGGTCGAAAACCATTATTACGCTGTCGAAATACTTAAAAGAAAAAATGATTGTGCCGGAGTACATGAAGTACAGTACAGCCCAAATCCAGAAGAACGAATGTTTGAAGATGGTCTTGTATGCCCTTATTGCGGGTATGAAGATAACGATGCGTTTGAGCTTTCAGACGATGACGGGACGGTAGAATGTGGCAGATGTGGTGCAGAGATACACTATACGCGGAATGTTGAAGTGACATATTCAACCGAACCGGTTAAACCGCCAAAAGTCGTAAAAGGAAGCTGGACACAATGAAAAGCAAACAGAGGCATGACGGCGGGGCTTATCGCCGAATGGAAACGATGATAGCTTGCCATGCGAAGCCGGGGAAAGACCGGCAGAAATCAAGAAAGAAGCAAAAATCATGAAAGTATGCTGGTTTAGCACAGGGGTTTCATCTTTTATCGCTTGTTACCTCACACCTGATGTTGACAAGATCATCTATACCCACATTGACAGTCAGCACCCGGATAGCTTGCGATTTCTGCATGATTGTGAAAAGCTGCTTGGTAGAAAAATCGAAGTGTTGCAAAGCGAGAAATACAAAACAGTTGATGAGGTAATCGAAAAACGTCGCATGGTTAATTCTGCTTTTGGCGCTCCCTGCACCCTCGAATTAAAAAAACGGGTGCGCCAAAAATGGGAGTGCGAAAACGGTATCGGCCACACCTATGTGTGGGGGTATGACTCGAACGAAAAGCGTAGGGCAGATAATATTATCGATTCCATGCCGGAATTTGACCATGAATTCCCGCTTATCAAGCATGGCCTTACAAAGCAGGATTGCCACGAAATATGTTTGCGCCTCGGTTTGAAACGCCCTGCTATGTATGACTTAGGTTATCCAAATAATAACTGTATCGGGTGCGTCAAAGGTGGCATGGGGTACTGGAACAAAATTCGTGTAGATTTTCCGGAAGTGTTTGCCCGGCGCGCCAGACAGGAACGTGCATATGATAATAGCTGCATTAATGGTGTTTTTTTGGACGAATTAGACCCCCATCGTGGGAATATGAATACGGAAATCTTTGAGGAATGTGGGATAGCTTGCCAAATAACGCTTAGTAAATTGCCAAACAAAAATTAATAGTCATAGGTACCGGTTTAAAGGCGCGCCGCCTCCATGACGATGGAGGGACTATGACGGAATTAACGCATTTATCTCTTTTTTCAGGAATTGGCGGATTAGACCTCGCGGCAGAAGCAGCGGGCTTTCAGACAATCGGTCAATGCGAATGGGCCGATTACCCGACAAAGGTACTTGAAAAGCACTGGCCGGACGTTCCGCGGTGGCGAGACATTCGGACTTTAACAGGAGATGATTTTTACGCAAGGACAGGTAGACGGTCAGTTACAGCTATTTCCGGAGGATTCCCCTGTCAACCGTTTTCCGTTGCCGGGAAGCGAAGAGGCAAGGAAGATGACCGTTACCTCTGGCCGGAAATGCTCCGAATTATCTCGGAGCTCCGGCCCGCTTGGGTGCTTGGTGAAAATGTGCCTGGAATCGTCAATCTGGCGCTCGACACGGTGTTATCTGACTTGGAAAATCAAGGCTACGCCTGCCAGACATTTATTATTCCAGCTGCGGGTGTCGATGCCCCGCACAGGAGGGAACGGATCGCAATCATGGCCCACGCCGACGGTGATGGACGCACAGTGCAGTTTGGCAAATCATTTGAGGGCGGACGCGACACCGAGCAGATCAGTTCTCTTGTCACAGAAAATAGCAATGTTTCCGACACCGCAGGCGAGAGACGGCGCGGGAGCACACGGCCCGAATTATCACTCAAATCTCGACCTTCCGGGAGCCGTGAGAATGTGGCCTACACCGACGACCCGGGACTACAAGGACGGAAGCGCAAAGTCATGTCAGAATGTTCCGGTGAACGGGCTGTTGGGGCGAGCGGTGCATCTTTTACCGACTCCAACCCGGAGCAGTGCGAACGGAACCGGGGAGCATGGGACGGGCGGCCCGAACTTGCAAACGGTAGCCGGCGGCCAGCTGAACCCGGATTGGGTGGCGTGGCTGATGGGCTACCCGATTGGATGGGCGGATATTGGCCCCCAGAGCCCGAAGGAATCCCGAGAGTTGCAACAGGAATCCCGCATAGAGTAGACCAACTGAAATGTTACGGAAACGCCGTAGTACCGCCACAGTTTTACCCGTTTTTTCGGTACATAGCAGAGATTGAGAGAAATTCATAAAAAGTAAGCAGCGCCATTCCGGCGGCTAATACCGTCGCATGAAAACGATGATATCTTATCACGCAAAGGCCGGGAAAGACCGGAAGAAATCGAAGACGCCGCCTGTTGGCGGAAAGGAGAGAACATGGAGAGATTAACCGAATTTTGGGAAGGAACTTATATTTTGTCAATGAAAGCACGCGGTGCCGGATATGATCATTACTCAGTTTTGAGCCGCCTCGCCGCCTACGAAGATACCGGCCTTGAACCCGATGAAATCCCGCATTGGATTCCGGTGAGCGAGAGGTTGCCTGAACCGGAAGCAAATGTTTTAATTTGGCAATCTTACAGAGAAGATGCACCCTATGCAAATATCACGATCGGGCATTTGCATCAAGAGAGTGATTTACGCAGAAAACCATACTGGACATGGATTGCGTATGGTGCTGACATGGTTCATCCAAAAATTGAAGCATGGCATAGGGCGGATTTTATCTGCCCTGGGGATGAATTTGTCACTCACTGGATGCCTCTGCCCCAGCCGCCGAAGGAGGAAAAGTGATGGATATTCAGGAAGCAATTTCGGAATTTAAAATGGAGAATGCTCTTTTAGGCGTAAGGAATCCTATGAAAGTTGCTCGAAACGATTTGGCAATCTCGGCCTTGCAGGAGCAGGCAGAGCGGGAGAAAGGGTGCGAATGGAGGCTTGTAGATGATGACGGCGAAATCTCAACCCGTTACGAAACAGACTGCGGACATTCATTCTTCTTTGAGGACGGAAGTACAGAGGAAAACGGATTTACGACATGTCCTTATTGCGGAAAGAGGCTGAAATGATGGATCAGAAACAGCTTGAAGAGATCAATGCAAGTAAAAAGATTGCTGAAATGGCGAAAGAAATCCATGCGTCGGCTGAAAATATCTGTGCTGAAAATGATCGGTTAAAAGCCGACAACTCCGCCAAAGATCAGCAGATCGCCACGCTGAAAAGGGCGCTGAAAATCGCGGCGGAGCTTTACAACAAAGCAACGGGCGATGGATGGAGCGCTTCGGATGAAACCGCTGAGGATTTTATCTTTATGGCAGAGCATCCAGAGCAAGCAAAGGAACAGGAGGGGGCGAAAGGCGAATGATTATCGCCATTTTGTACCTGATTGCCGTCGCTTACGTGTTTTTCGGTTCCAATGGAACCTATCAGCCCAATATGACGCATATCCTGATGGCTGCTGGAATTATAGGAATTTGCGGCGGCTTGGATGAAATCAAAAAAGAGATTGGGAGGGATAAACATGTTTGACCTTACGCCGCTCGAAGCGGCTGAAAAGCTGGAAGAAGATAAAGACGACTATCTTTGTAGTCGATGCGCGTATCAAGGGCTTATTGATTGCAAAGGTACTTGTAGAGCTACGGCTCCATACGATGTGGCAATCTCCTACCTCCGCAAAATCGCATCCGGTGAGTATGCGCCGGTGGTACACGCATACTGGAAAGAAGTAGAGCCGGGCCATGACGTTCTATTTGAGTGTTCAAACTGCGGAAGAATCATTTCCACAAGCTGGGGAAGTTGCGAGGATGAAGATACGAACGGAAATAATGGGTGCGACCCAACAGATGAATGGCTAAGTTGCCCCACTTGCAACGCAATTATGGACGAATCCGATATGAATCAGACGCAGGCCGGAAAGGATGATTTCCATGCCTGACGCTGTCAACCATCCGTCCCACTACAACGCCGGAAAAGTCGAGTGGTACATAGACAGGCTGATAAAGAGATTGGGGGGCTGTAAAGATGGCTGACTTCTCCGAACGCCTCCGGACGCTTCGCAAGGAAAAAAGTATTACGCAGTATCGCCTTGCGAAAGAAACCGGAATCTCAGCACCAGCGATTGCAAGTTATGAGTGTGGGAGAAACGATCCGGGAGCATTTATCCTGTGCTGTTTGGCGGACTATTTTGGAGTGACAACGGACTATTTGCTGGGAAGGACTGATAAACGATGACGGCAAAAGATTATCTCGAAAGGTATATGGCCCTGAATGCCGAGATTGAGCAGATCGAACATGAGCTCGGGGAGCTGGCCGCGCAACCGACTCGCCTTGCGACGGATTGCGTCTTAGGCTCTCCGGACGAAGAACCATATCAGAATATCCCGATCCCTATTCACGGGTTCGTACAGAGCGAGCAGACGCAGAAAGCGCGGGAAAAGCTCGTGAGGCAATATGATCAGCAGCTTGAACGGTTGTATCAGGATCGGGGGCAGGCCGAGAGCATCATTGCACGGGTTGACGATCCGAAAGCCAGAACGATCATAAGATACCGGTACATAGACGGCCTGGAGTGGAACGATATTGCGGCGAAGATGGGCCCAGAGTGTACAAAAGACGGGGTCCGGATGTATGCACAAAGAATTTTAGAAAAACTTTGAAAATGTTCACACTGTTCGTTGTCAATAGGCTACAATTGAAATTGTAAAAGTTTATCTGCTTGATTATAACTTCTTTTTGGCTTCCTTTCCTTCATGATTGCGCCGCTCCTGATGGGGCGGCACGTTTGATTATTTTGGCGTCTGCTTCGGCAGGCGTTTTTCGTTTGGAGGTGATCGGCAGTGTGCAGCCCTCAATGTATCTGGAACCAGTACAAGCGGACCGGGGCGGCGGTATGCACGCTGCCGAGGTGCCCGTATGGGGAGGCAAGTAGCATGAGTCGTGAGTATTCAAGGGCTTTCTATAAGAGCAAGGCATGGCAGGCTTGCAGGAAATCGTACATAGCGGAGCGACAGAGGATAGACGGCGGCATGTGTGAGATATGCAAAGCCGAGCCTGGGTACATCGTCCACCATAAGAGACACATTACGCCGGGCAATATTAACGACCCTGATGTGACGCTCAGCCACGACAACCTGCAATATCTTTGCAAGGATTGTCATGACAAGATTCATAGGCATTGCGGCAAGGATGAGGTCGCGGTTAGGTATGTGTTCGATGATGAGGGAAATCCAGTTCCGATTACGTGAAGCACGGAATGCAGTACTCCCCCCCCTATAAAAACCCGGTATTACCTTTCTTAGGGAC